TTACTTACTTCTACAGTAAACTCACGGCATTGAGAAATGTCAATGATCTCAATGTAGTTCACATTATCCTCCCGAACTACAGGAGTGGAAACTGGATCGTACACGATTGCCAATCTTCCTCTGTGCATCGCTGATGCGACAACTTGGAAGCGGTATCTCATCTTCCCCGTCCAATACTTAAATGGCATGGAGGCCATAGCAGTAGCGGGAAAGAAAAATGTAGGATCTGAAGCAATTGTAGCGATATCCCATACGCAGGGATCTACGCGTAAATTGAACAAATGCGTTTCTGGTGGAGTGTTCATCACCCAATCGAAGTTAGTCCAATAACTTTCCTTCTTGGCAATGTACTTGATCTCCATCTCATCCGTATCTCCCAATCCACTAATCCGAGGATCTATGGACAACTCTTGTTTTGCGTCAACAGTGAGTTTTTTGGCATTATCTGCTGTATTAGTACTAGCTAAATCGCCAACGGGTTGTGGTCGGTACGGAGCCGGAGGATGTGCAAGAACTGGTCTGGAATAACCAAAAATACTCGCAGCATCTCCTATTGCGGACGCGGCTAATTGAGTGGCTAAGGCGAATGGGCCGATACCAGGAACAGTAGTCAATTTGCCTGCAGTTTTTGCCACCACAGCGGCAGGTTTGGAAATTACACCCTCAACACCCTCGTATTCATCTCCAGCCTGTGGAGTAATATTGAGAGCATTAGCGTGTGTGGGAGATGCTAACATGACGTCTTCAGCCCATGCATAACATGTGAGCGTTACAAGATCTGTGGCAGGATCTGCTCCATTTACGTGTTTCAAATTTGTCAACGTACGGATGAGAATCAATCCCATTTGATCCCAATCGCCAGCGGGGATACTCATGTAATCTTTATACCAAAAGAACGGCAGATCCATCTCACCACCAGAAGAGGTAGCAGGATCAAGAAAGAGTCTTGGGAATTGTGAAAGAGAAACATTATCCTCAAAATTGAGAGTACAATTAACAGAGAGTGCATCATCATTGTGTAAAGGCTTATATATTGGCATCAATCTTCCGTAGAAGAAAGGGTTACCATTTATCAAGAATTTCACTTTAAGTTTACATCTCATCAAATTATAATTCGTAATCCTGTTGGACACACGTTTATTTTCAAAGTAAGCTTTCCAGGGATTAAAAGAGTCACAGGCTTCAACACCTGTCGACCAAACTCCTTCAAATACTTTGACGGGTCGAGAAAAGAAAGATCCAAGATCGGCATCAGAAGAGTCGTTAATGGTTCTAGTCTCATCTATAGTACTAGGGATAGAAACTGTGGGTTCATCCATAGCGTCCTTGAAATTCATGGTTTCCGCTGTAACAGTAAACCCTGATTGGGGACAAATCGGCGCATCCGCGCCTGACTGGATTATAGTTCCAGTGGACAATTCAAAATTATGTGTATTATATGTATTATGTATAGTAATTCAATTTATTTACAAAGGTCTAGGGTCGAATTAAACTCTAGCCAGGTGATATTTACAATGACTGACGAAATCATCCCTTAAAAGGGGTACGTTACGAAGAACGTGTCTATATACACAAGAGCCTACAATGCCCTCTACAAATATCTACAAAAAGTGGGCGGTTGTGGTAACCAGGTATGTACACAATTTTGCTTTCCGTCGGGCCCCAGATTTGAAACTGGAGGCAAGTATTTAGCGACCTTGTCCGAGTCCAAGCTATATTTATTGACCTACCCCAGGTCCGGTTTTACGCATATTGCTCGTGCCAATGCTTTAATCTATCATCAAAAGAGATGTTCAATTTTTGAGTCATATGGTCGAGATCGTGTAGGCGCGATATTTCCTTAAGTTTCACGATTTGTTTTCCAAACTCTTTCCGCCCATGGAGAAAGTAGCTATCTGCGGCACCTACAAGGTTTGCAGCACTAACTTCCTCTGGGGAAACAGCTTGGGATCGTACGATAGAACAGAGAGATTTATGTATAGATAACTCATTGAGAGCACCAACATGTCCTCCGAACTCTGGATCTTTACGAAACGATCGTTTGAGATAGTCCACTTCTTTGAAGTTGATATATTTTGTGAACTTGGCAGTTTTCTCTGCCATTGTGATGGTCATATCATGCGCTGCGAGAAAATCGCGCAATGAAATCATGTTAAATTTGGAATACCATCTGTTTGCAGAACTGAGTGCATCATCTCCGAAGGTGGATAGAGCAACACACTGTCTGAATGTCTTTTTGACATATGGGTATACATGAAAAAACCCCATTCGGTGAAGCAGAGAATTCACCAGACTGTTAACGTACACAGTCAAACCTTGACCAGATGGATTTGAGCCAAGAAGCATTAGAAGATCACCATTGTAGGCACACATGGGCCAAGCAACATCGACAGCAAGGCCAATCATTATCTTAATCGCAGTGCGATCATATCCAAGGATCTTTGCTATTCTGCGCAGCATTTTGAGTGCTGCCAAAGTGAGTTGCGCGGGCATACGCAAGTCATACTTTTTGTAATCAATTGCCAGCATTCTATCTTCACCAAATCGGGAGACAAATGCACCTAATTCTTCCCATTCTTTGGAAACGGGATTAATACCAACAGCACACTCTGAGAGGAGTGGGTTCAACGAAAGGAACCTGGCTATTGGCAAATAATATTTACGAATCAGCAATTGAAATGCCAATGGGGAGGCTTGAAAAACCCGAACTTTGTCTTTGGACGCAAGTGTCGGTTCATCTTTTAAAGCAGCCTTGAACAATGGGTAACACCGTCTACCGGACAGGTATTCAGTTTCCATATCTTCAGCTACTTTCCAAAACTTTTCATCAAGTACATCGTAATCTTGATATATGCCTGAAGGATCAACCCTACGTGTCAAAAAACGACGTTTGGGTCCCCCCAATGGAGCTCCCAAAGATGTAGAAGCCTCCATTCTGTCAATAAAACGGCAATTGGGAATACCATTAACAACTTGATCGCGTGTCAATGGTTTTACTTGAGTTTTCCAATACTCTAAGTCACTATTTAATTTTTCTTCAATTTCAACCATGTAATCATCAACTGCACGTGCTACGTCAGAGCCATGAAAGCCGAT